GCGTAATCTCCACTACTGCCAATCTTTGCGGAATTATTGCTATTGTCATTCTCTATACCATTTTCAATTTCCTCAATCTTTGTTTTCTCGATAGTAAAATCTATACAAGCCTTAATAAAACCTTTTAAGCCCAACTTTGCCTTAATATGAAGTTTGTTAGTTGCACTTTTATTTTCCTGTTTGAAAACATCTCCAAGTGGCTCAACTTCTGCAAATTCTAAAATCTCCCCATTTTCATTTACAAGTGGGTAATAGTCCAACACATCAAATGGGTTTTCGCAGTAGTGCATAACCCCGGCTTCACATATTTTATTTCCGCTTTCTTCGTATGTTGTGTTTTCTTCGTACTGCTTACCATTGCAAGTAAAATCTGTGTTAAATGCTTTATACGCCATAATTATTCCTCGCTTTCTTTTAATTCAAAAAGTCAATTTCGTTGCTATCATCTTTGGAATCTTCATCATCAACTACTTGTTTATCCTGTTCTGTGGAGGCACAATCTTCAATGACTGTTTTTGCGTCAACATCGACAATAAATGGCTTTGAATTAGCATTTTCCTCAATATCATTTTCAACATCAATAGCGGTTCTATCGTCTGTTTCTGTTGATTCTGCGTTGTCATATGCATCGTTTACGGATTGTGTACCGTATGTACGAATGATGTACTTTAAGGCGCGGTTTTTGACCGTTTTCATAGCCATCTGGTCTGTAAACTTCTGATGAGTTCCGGAACCAGTCTCTTTATAACCAAATCCCTGTTTCCAAGATTGCTTAATCATTGCCATACTCATAAGTTCTACATACTGGCTACCATCATCCATAGTAACAATTGCATAAGCACCAACAATCTTATCTTTGTCGATGTTAAGAAAATCCTGCGAATGTGAATCAATTACGATTCTTGCATTTTCAATATGGTACTTAAATTCGTCACCATCATAGATGCACATGGCGTCAATGCTTTTTAATCCGTATCTACGTGCGATGCAAGTATTTCCGTACACCGAAATCTGACACTGCAATTTACCGCCGTATGCTACCGGATAGCACTGTTTTTTCTGCATGGAAACTCCAAGGGTAACCATGTCCATCAAAGTATTTGCAATAGATGTCTGTGAGCAAGATTGCAATACTGGATTCTTTGAATTGTCTTTTGTTTCTTTCAAAATGAGATATGCTCCCATAAGTTCATTCTGATAGTTATAATCAGGTGGGAAAGTAAGGCCATACTCCTCTTTCTGCTTTAACTGCAATACCAATCCATCAACAAATGCATTGTTCACAACAAGTCCTGCCTGTTCTTTTTCTTTAGTATTTGCTACTTCTGTTTTTTTCTCTGCCATAATTATTTATCCTCGCTTTCTGCCGTTTCTGGCTCTTCATACTTCTTTACAACTGCTACTTTTTCAGCACCATATGATTCAACCCATTTCATATCAACTGATTCATCAGTGACCGTCAGTTTTGTTCCTTTTTCATTTACAACCGTATCACCGGCTTTTACCGAATCCTCGGTTCGGTATGTATAACTTCTGGTACTGTTTGGAAATTTTGCTTTTATGTACTGCATGTCTACCTCCTCAATCGCAATAAGTCCGGCTGCAATGCGGACAACCTGTAACTAACTCTTTTCCTGCTTTTTCCACATCAATTCCTGTGATATAATGCCCTGTCACTTCTCCGGTAACCAAATTTTTGCGTTCATGCTCAATAGGTTCGTAGATTTGTTTATTACACCGAAAGCATCTACCGCTACGCGGAGCAAAGTGCGGATATCCATTTTCTTCACAAAGCTTTCTTTGAGCTTCAATACTTTTGCTTACATCAAACTGTTTTCCGGCTACTTCTTTCATTCTACACGCCCTCCACTTTCAACTGCTTGTCCTCCGAAACGCTCAAAAGAATTAACTGTGCATCCATATCCGGTACGTTAAATTCATTCAGTGATTCAGCATTGTCAATAAAAATAGGACATTCAACGCCATACATCTTGCTCAAAGAACGGATAATATCAAGTCCGGCTACAATTCTATGACCGCTATTCAAAGTTGAATACGGAACACCATTCACCGTACATTCACAGCAATCTCTCATACCACCGTTTAACTGCATTTCAAAAAGTTTGAAATTTACAGTGTCAAAATGGCTATTGATGGATTCAGAAATCTTGTTAAGTTTGAACCGAACAAATTCTTCCAAAAGATAAAGAATCTGCTCTTGGTCGGCAACTTTCTGTCCAATTTCTTTCTTCTCGTCCTGCAACT